GTGATACCTGGTTCTTGTGCGTTGCGGTTGCTCGGCAAGAACCTAAATCACAACTTGGAAGTCGAAATACCTCTGTTTTCCAATATCGGTAACTCTCTAGGAACTATAGGCAAATTGCGAAGAACTCTCATGCAATCAGGTGTCACGCGGGGACTTACTAGAAAGATCAGGTTTTACAGGGTGGCCGACTCTAAAGGGAATATTTTCCTGCAGGTAGGGTGGGTTATAGGGGATATGAGGCGGGAGATGTTCAGGATATCTATGAATAACATTCCTTCTATTGATGACGAATATTTTCAATATATTTGTGCTCAATGTCTTCTCGCTATTAATATATTTAAGTGTCAGTGCGTCCGTGAGTCGGGACAGTTCCCTTCTCTCAGAAATGATGGTGACATGGATCTGGTTGCCCAGTGTCTTGAGATTTCAGGGCCTAATATCAGAGACGTGTTTTTCCATCCTGCCATGCCTCCTTTTATAAGTAATGTTAGGCATGGAGCGACCGAGGAATCTTGCATTTATCCCGGTACCCAGGATTTTCTGGAGGACGTTCATCGGGAAACAGGATGCGACATAATGTCTTATTGCAAGAAGATGTATGTCGCTGGCTTACATCCGTCTCACATAGTTGACTGTTTCAAGAGGCTAAAGCGCACCCCAGAACAGGGAGTCACGCTCCGTATGGATCCAGAGGAATATGCTTACGGAATTATGACGGTTCTTTATGACCAAGAAATTGTGGAGAGTTCCATTCCGCTGCCTCGTCTCGACATTACTACTGTCCTCGGGTTTGAGTTCGACAATTCCAAATCTGCTGGTCTTCACAATTTTGTTCAGAGTAGTGTCTTTCCGTCATACTATCGTTCAGGAGAGACTAAGAAAGGTGATCTTCAGTTTCCAATACGTGCCTACTGCAATTGGGAGCTTGTTCATTTGAAATCACTTGTTCGTTCTGGGGGTCTTGCTGCTGGGCTTGCGTACATCCGTAACCTCGTGGAGCCTCCTGTTGTTAAGCCAAGTTTGAAGGTGGAAACCTTAAAGAAAGTACATGAAAATGGGGGCGGTTTAAACGAAAAGACCCGCCTCATCTTTATTACTGGTTCCCTTCTCCTTTTCTTTGAGATGATTGTTGGGTATCCGTCTCACCGTATGATGTGGGGTAGTATTTTTATAGGTCTTGAGTGGTTGGGTGATGGGGCTAGGGAAATATACCGCAGGCTTTTTTGGAAGAAAAAGTCCGCCGCTGGTGATAAGTTTTATTCTTGGGATTTTAGTAAGATGGATACTACCCATGAGGCTCATTTGTCTGCCGTTTTTGTCGAAATAATGGCATCGTGGTATAGTTACCACGGCGATAGTGAGCAGGTCATGGTTTTTAAGTGTATAAAAGAGTTTGTTTCTATTTATTCTTCGTACCATTATATTGCCTATCCAGGCATCTTTAGGCTTATAATAGGTGCGCTTTTCTCCGGCTCGTGGAATACTAGTGTTCTTAATAGTTTCTTTTCCATTTTTCTTTTTGGTGCCTATTGGTATCATGTTTCTAAGGAATATGGAGATGAGACTGTTCTTTCACTTATCGCGAGCGGTGATGTTTGTCTTATCGTCCAGGGAGATGATAATCTTTTGCGTCTTACCTCCAGAGCCAGTGCCTACTTTAATATGTCAAGCTTCGTCAGCTGGGTTTCCAAGGTAGGTGGAACTATAAAGGAGAGCAGCATAGGCATGAGCGATAGTTTGTTCACAAAGCTTCGAGATGACGGTGAGTTTATTTCTCCTTTTTCCCAGAGGATTACTTTTTTGCATAGGTGTTT